GTTAATCTAAATCGTAATTTTATTGGTATTGAAATGGATAGCAATTATTTTAACATAGCAACGCAAAGAATAAAAGAGAATGAATTTAAACTATTTTAACAAAAGTAACAAAAAAGCGTTTTATAGTTGAATTAATTAATTAAAATTTTATTAATGTCTGACAATAGAAAAAATAACGGTGGTCATTCAACTAAAGGATTTGCTGGTCGTAAACCTAAAGCAGATGAAGAAAAGTTAATACAAAAGTTATCTGAGTTAGATGACAAAGCGTTTAAATGCTTAGAAGATGGCATCAAAGATGGTAACTATCAATTTTGGAATAAGTTTATGGAATTTAGATATGGTAAACCTAAAGAACGTCTTGATGTAACGAGCAATGAAGAAAGTTTAAACATTCCTATAATTAAATTCTTTGAATCTACATAAAAAATATAAAGACCTTTTCGAGTCTGATTGTCGTTATTATATTATAACGGGTGGACGTGGCTCAGGTAAGTCTTATGCGGTTACTGTATTCCTAACATTGCTTACAATGGCAAAAGGTTTTAGAGTACTGTTCACACGTTACACAATGATATCGGCTCATTTATCTATTATACCTGAGTTCCTTGAAAAGATAGGATTGTTAGGTTTAGATAGTATCTTCAATATTAATAAAGCCGAAGTAGTAAACACAGCAACAAATAGTGATATAATTTTTAGAGGTATTAAAACATCATCTGGAAACCAAACAGCTTCTTTAAAATCTTTGCAAGGTGTTTCTTGTTGGGTATTAGATGAAGCAGAAGAGTTAGTTGATGAAGATACATTTGATACTATTGATCTATCTATTAGGCAAAAGGGAATACAAAACAGAATTATATTAATACTAAACCCAACTACAAAAGAGCATTGGATATACAAACGCTTCTTTGAACAACGAGGTGTTGAGGGTGGTTTTAATGGCGTTAAAAATGATGTATGTTATATTCATTCAACTTATTTAGATAATGCAGAAAACCTATCCGAAAGTTATTTAAAACAAATAGAAACGATTAAGGTAAATAACCCTAAAAAATATAAGCACAAAATAATGGGAGGGTGGTTAGATAAAGCAGAAGGTGTTGTGTTTGAGCGTTGGTCTATTGGTAATTTCAATCCTAATAATTTGCAGACAAGTTGTGGAATGGACTTCGGGTTTTCTGTCGATCCTGACACTTTAACAGAGGTCGCAATAGACAAAGACCATAAGAAAATCTACTTAAAAGAACACATTTATAAAAACGGTTTGAAGTCACACGAACTTGCTAAGATGATTTTAGATAGAGTTGATAATAAACTTATCATTGCTGATAGTGCTGAACCTCGTTTAATAGAAGATTTAAGACATTTGGGAGTAAACATTCAAGCGGTTAAAAAAGGTACAATAGAAAGCGGTATTACAAGGATGCAAGATTATGAATTAGTTATTACTCCAGAATCAACAAACATAGCTAAAGAATTGAATAATTATATTTATGCTGACAAAGGTTCAAAGTTGTATGTTGATGATTGGAATCACGCAATTGACGGAATAAGGTATAATGTTATTTATCATTTAGACAATCCTTATAAAGGAAATTATTTTGTTTATTGATTTTATACAAAAGTAAACTTATTTTGTTTATTGAGTATGAAACTTGAACTTAACATACCAGAAAGTCTTGATGATATTACATTAGAGCAGTATCAAAGATTTATAGCAATTGAAGAACCGACCAATGACGATCTATTATCTATATTCTTAGATGTAGATTTAAACGTTTTAAACAGTATTCAAGACGATAAAATTGATAGCTTAATACTACATATCAATTCTTTATTTGAAGCCGACAAACCTCATATAATGCAGTTTAATTTAAACGGTGTTAGATACGGTTTCATTCCTAACTTAGATGAAATATCTTATGGAGAAAATAAAGACGTTACAACCTTTATAAATAGTTGGGAAACGATGCACAAAGCTATGAGTGTATTGTTCCGACCTATAACATTTTCAAGAAAAGAAAAATATATCATTGAGGAATATAAAGGTAATATAGATACTGCTGAGGACTTTAAGAAAATGCCTTTATCGGTTGCATTCGGTGCTAATGTTTTTTTTTACAATTTAACCAACGAATTGCTGAAAGCTATCCCGAACTATTTGGAGAAGGAAGCAGCGAAGGAACAGACGAAAGGAGTAATTTCGGTAGAAAATGGGGAAGCTATCAAGAAGTCATTACACTTGCTCAAGGAGACATTAGAAGATTTGACGAGATTACAAGACTTCCATTACACAAGTGTTTAATGTTTTTGGCATTTACGAAAGACAGTATAGAATTTAATAATCGAGATATAAACAAAAGGTTTAAATAATGAAAGGATTTTATAATTTAACGACAAAAATAAAAGAAAGTTTACTTGAAGATGCTTTTGTTAATACTGTTATCTTTGGTGATGCATCTAAAGTTGATTTAAACAAGCAATCTATATTTCCAATAGCAAATTTCGTAATAACAAACGCTAATTTAAACGGTAATATATGGACATTCAGCATCGAATTAAGTTGTGCTGATATAGTTGATTATTCAAAAGAAGATACAACTGATTTATTTTTAGGAAATGATAACGAGCAAGACGTTTTAAATACGCAATTAGCAGTTATAGGTCGTTTAATGGAGCGTTTAAATAGAGGTGATATAAGAGATGAACTATATCAATTGAATGGCTCACCAAGTATGCAACCGTTTAGCGGTAAATTAGATAATCTTTTAGCAGGGTGGACAGTTACATTTGATGTTGATATACCAACTGATTTAACCATTTGCTAATGATACCTAAGAACACTAAACAAGCATTAACAACATTCGCTAAAAGGGTTGTAAGTAGGTCAAGAGCAAACCTAACACGTACTAAAAAGAATGTTAGTAAAGATTTATATGATTCGATTGAGTTTGATTTAGAGGTTCATAAAAATAGTTATAGCCTTAGTTTTTATATGGAGGACTACGCAGAATTTCAAGATAAAGGAGTTAGCGGTACTGAAAGAAAATTTGACACTCCATTTTCATATAAACAAAATAGTAATTTATTAGGCTTTGAATTATCAACGGGAACATTTGCAAAGTGGGCTAAGTTTAGAGGTATAAGATTTAGAAATGAAAAAGGGCAGTTTGCTAAAGGTGCTTATAAATCGATAGGTATTGCAATAGCATTAGCAAAAAAGAAAAAAGGTATTAAACCAAGTTTATTTTTTACAAAACCTTTTGAGGCAGCTTTTAAAGATTTACCCGACAACGTAATAGAAGCATTTGGATTAGATTTAACGAAAGTAATAACAGATAGATAAATGAGTAAAATTAATATAAGAAGTCCGTATCTTGTAGGAATATCAGCATTAACAAGCGCAAAAATTGATTTGTATATCTATACAGGTACGCAGACAACAAGTAGAGGAGCTATCACTTACAGTTTAGAATCAACAGCTTATGATTATTATGTAAAATTCGACATAAGTGAATTAATTAAAGATTATTTAACTATTGAGTTTAATGGAATGTATATTTCTCAGACTGTTTGGGTTGATTATCAAATAACTACATATGTTGATTCAACTCCTCAAACTCCTTTACCTATGGTTCAAAAATCAGCTTTTTACGGTTATGGATATTTTGAAGATAAATATAATCCTCAATTAAATGAAGCTGTATTAATGTCTAATGATATTGTTTATAAATTAGATGACAGACCTTTAATTATTCCAATAGATCAAAATAATGTTTCAACGGTTACTTTTTTAAAAAATGGAAACACTATTTACACAGAAAATATTACACCTATTCCATCAAGCCTTAAACAAATAAGATATATTACTAATGGCTCTGGAGATATTGGAACGTATAAAGATAGAGTTTTATATGATGGTGGGACATTTGAAGGTAGTAAGTGTTTGAATGAATTTATGAATACTATAACGCTATATCCTGTTGATACGGTTTTAGTAGATGACAAAGAAATAAAGATTGTCAATGTCGAAGAATGTAAACATAAACCTTATAAATTAATATTTATAAATAAGTTTGGAGCGTTTCAGGACTTATGGTTTTTCAAAAAATCAAGCACTTCATTAGACGTTGTTAAAAGCGAATATAAAAGTAATATTGCTTACACTGGTATTATAAGTTATAATGTAGATGAGCATCAAAAGAAAATACTAAAAAAGCAAGGAAGCGAAAGATTGACTTTGAATAGTGGATTTGTTGATGAGCAATACAATGAGGTATTTAGACAATTAATGCTTAGCGATAGTGTATGGATAGAAATGGAAGTAGATATTAATGATTGGGGTTGGGTAACATTACCTGTTAATGTTTTAAATAGCTCTTTAGATTTTA